TCACGCAGACAGGACGATGAACAGGGCTATCAGCGCCCAGGCCAGCAGCATGGCGGCCTGAATGGTAGCTTTGTTGTCGTCGATCAGAGTGCAATGCGCATCGAGCACATGGGTGCCGTACAGCTCGATGGTCGGGCGTGGACATTCGCCTGTATGCGAAGACGGTTTGTAGCCACTTAGGGTTGGCAGCATGTCTAGAATCGGTTGTACGATCTGCTGCGCAGTGGGGATGGCTTCCAGCGTCGGAGCTCCAATGCCTGGATCAGGCCCCAAGTTTTGCAAGGGTTGGTTAATAGCTGGATTAGTGGTCCCAATATTTGGAGCAGTTGGGCTGAGATTAGGTGCCGTTGGATTGGATGGCAGCGCCCAAGGGTTAGTAGTGGGATTAGTTGAGGGGTTCGGGGCCACGAAGTCACGCACAGTAGGCGCGAATTCGGGATTGGCCTGCGTCCAAGTAGAAACCTCTGCTTGTGTAATTGGATCTGCTTGCGGATATGGCAAACCGTCATAGTCAGGTTGTGATGCGCTGTGTTGCCATGCACGATTGACTAACGCAGCTAAGATAGCCGGATTAACCGGTTTATTTAGATCCTCTTCTGGGATTGCATCAATAGCTCGCTGTGGAGACACAGCTTCCAGATACTCCCCTTCATCTGCAACATAAGGAATACAACCCATTCCATCCAGAAAGAAGTGTCCTCGAACGCAAGATGAAGGTGCACCGCTACTGTAATAAAGCGCTTGTCGGCTCAGATAGCTGCCAATAGCATCAGGCTCGGATGCGGTGCAGATGGCAATGCTGGCATTACTTGAACAGCTCGGAGCTGCGGTTACGCCGTACTGTGTAGCGAATTCGCTATAGCTTTGTCGCGCCACTGCAATACCGTTGCCACCATAAATCGTGCCGCGCGGTGATCCGGCCGACCAGTATGCTTCTCCCTGATGAATGACTGAATCATCGCTATGAATAGGGGCACTACTTACATCGACAGAGTCTTCATTGAAGAGCCAACTCACAATGCCATCAAGAGCAAGCGTGACAGCATAGGAGACAACAGCGCCAATCCCGGCAGCTAAAGCTACCGTAACCCAGGCCGGTGCCGTAATAGTCCCAAAAGTAACGACTGCTGCTCCACCGCCTGCAATGCTAGAGACACGAGCCACGGTGTTTCCGAAACGATGATCATTGGCTGCGAATCCACGTTTCTGCATGCCTTGTTGCAAAACCCCTGACAGTAGCCGATTCACATTTTCTGGCTTAGCAACAGGCAGAGCCTGGGCATACACATTTGTGGTTTGGCACAGCACGACCAGGATTCCAAGCCACAAAGATTTTTTAGCCGCTAAAAAAAAGGTTATCCAACGGTGTCGAGTTTGCATGGCTATTCCAACCCCTTGATCAATGCCCAAGCACACGTGATGCCCCAGGCAAAGATGAACAGATACCAAAGGCTTTGCATCATCGTGCTTTCTTATTTACGCGAAGATCATGAATGGCTGCTTGGTACATGCCAAAGAACAGCGTTCCGCACCAGATCAGACTGGATAAAAGAACCAAGAACATTGCTGCACTTTCCAGAGAACTAATAGCGTGTCGGACAGTGCGTAGCTGGCTGAAGGCCAGATAGATGCTGTCGTATCGAAAAAGTAGGAATAGATTTACAAAACACGTCACGATCCAAACCATTGCGCTACTGGCGATGATCCTTTGCAACTGTTGTAGCGTTACAGGAATAACGGTAGGGTTGAACACATCCCATTCGTCACATGCTCGATTGACCAAAATCATCAGTAGGGCAAGAAACCCATACGCAATGACGATGCTTTCGAAAACGGTAAACATAATGGCTTCCTTATGTATCAGGTAGGATGGCCAGTCCTACCCGATTCAGTCATGCGGCTGGATCAACCGCCACGAATCCAGCGAAGCGCCATCTTGGCGGCGGTCATGGTGGCGTAGATCGCAGCCAATACACCGGCCACGGCCATCACCGCTGTGATGACGTCCGAGGCTTTAAACGCGCCCGTGATCGCAGTCAGGTCGATGCTGCCGACCTCCTGGGCCATGACGGCCCCCGATGCCAGCGTCAGTGCGGTAGCGCCCACGGCAATAGCCACCGGCTTGAGGTTGAATTTCAGCTTCTTCATATGAAGTTCCTTTTCATAAAGTTAGGCAGGAGACCGCCTGCCTGTCGGATTTACCTAACCCCTACGGATCAAATTCAATACAGCTCCAACACCGCGCCCTAGGAGGAAGAACAGCATCACCACCGATAGCCCCAGACTGAATACCTGCGCCACATCGGCAGAGTTCAGTGTTGGGATTGAGTTACCTGCGGATTCCAGGGTTTCACGCTCGATGGTGAGCTGCTGACGATGCTGCACAGGGCAATCCGCCCCGGCTTCGATACTGATGTCGCAATACTGGAGGTAGATGCGTGTCATAGAGAGAGCGAGGCTTAGGAGCTCTTCTTAACAGGCTCGATTGGGCGCACGTCTGTGACGATGGTTTCGCGCTTGCCAAAACGCATCAGGTCTTCGGTCACCACATCAGCAGTAAAGGGCGTAGGAAGGTGCGCAATGCGGCGTAATACCTCCGCATCTACACGGTACTGATCACCCATGTGACCGGTAGCGATGTTGTCCGCACTCATTGGCGGTGCAAGCTTAGTCAACGTATGCAACGTACCGATGCTGTAAGCCGCACCGCTTTTTTTGCTCACACCTTCGGAAATTTCAAAGCCGCAGACTTCTTTACGATCAACTGACATGTTTTCTCTCTTGCTTGGAAAGGTCACAAACCCCCGACCAATTGGGGCCGCTCGCAAGTGCGGAGATATTGACTCGTCGAGGTACGCCGATCACTCGGACCTCCTCAACGAGGCTTGCGATTTCAAAACCTTCTGTTGCGCTCATGGTGTCGATTGCCTTGCCGTATGTACGGCGCAAATGCGTGAGCAGGTGCGACAGCGTCACCTCTCCTTCGGTGCGCGTTGTGAGAATTTTTTCGGCACCACACTCGTTGTCGAGCAGATCAGCCAGCACTGGATAGGCCCCGGCGAAGTACTTGTCCCGGTCGGTCAGTGCCTCGAGCGGAATGACACGATCACGGCTACCAAACTGAACTTCGTAGCGGGTCCATGCACTATCTGCGTGGCCTAGCTGCTGACCTTTCTCATAGGCCCGTAAGACCTTTCCATTCTTTGCTTTTCCGATGTACAAGGTGCGCTCTTTATGGTTCAACCAATCGCCAGCTTGTGATGTCGCAGGCGGACGACCGGATGAAGTGAACAGTCCCAATTTGTAGAAAGAAACCGCATCGTCCACCGTGTATTCGCCATGCAAAAAGTCCACGCATAAATCCAAGCGTGTAACCTTTGCCTTGAGAGATTCCAGCCAACGGCGCATAGCGCCCCACGCCTCAATGAGCGCGCAGCCAGCACCGGAAATAGAGAGCATCCATGTGCCGCGTTGTGCCGCGCCGCCATAGCCAAGAAAGCCCATCGCCTGTTTACGCGAACCGACATGAGCAAACAACGCGACCGAGCTTGCGTACCCCCTGATGCCTTTACCTTCATCAATACCTGAAACAGGGCGGCCCATAATCTCAGCCAATTTGAAAATCACTACGTCTTGAGTGATTCCATCAGGCATAAACGTGGCGTTGAGCCAATCAACCCGTGCTTGCTGCTTTCGGGAACTTTCCCCCCGTGTTACCGGACGGGGGGAAGCATGCGAGACCGTCATCGCCTCACTCCCAATGCCTGTGGCTTCTCCTGTCTCCTCGTTTTACTTGGGGGGGTGCCGCTGCCCGTTTTTGTGCTGCGGCTGTCCTCGCGCAGCTGCGGGCAGGCGCAGCATAAAAACGGCCTGAAGCGTGCGGCCGACACGTGTAGCGCGGAGTTAAGGTAAAAGCTGTTAATTGTTTGCTTGGTCATAAAGCAAACTCAGCGGCTCGTTCTGCTGCGCGGATTCGTACTACCTCTGTATTGACCAGTCGTCTCTTTCCCACGCGGATGGTGGGCCAATACCCTCGATTCACTTGGGCTTGCACCACTGTGACTTCTAGGCCAATAGCTTTAGCCCATGCCTCAACAGTCATTAAGGGAGGAATACCTATAGTTCTATCCACTTCCGTCTCCATGCGATAGGCACTACCAATCAAGGGATTTTCTACTATCATGACGTGACAACCCATAAAACCCACACATTTGAGTAATATATTTACTGATATGCGTAATATTTTTACGCATTTGAGTAAGGTATCCTTTATGAACGCAAAAGTCAACAACACCAAGCCTACTGGGCAAATCTCCTACGGCATTGAAGTGCGTATTGCGATCCTCATACAAACAATCCTCGGCGGAAAAAATGACTGGAAAAAACTTGAGGAGTTAACAGGTATCAAAAGCGTCAAATGGCGTCATTTCAATTCCGGAGTAATAAAGCCCTCTATGGAAATGCTTGAAACCCTATGTAGGGAATTTCCGCAGTATGCATTCTGGTTAACAACTGGCTTAACGGACTACAACGCTGGCCATATCGCACCCCAAGTCAATGTCGCTTTTCCTGGAGGGATAAAAGGGAAAATAGAAATACTGCCTAACGACCACCTTTCAACAATAGCTTTTTTCAAGCAGAGCCTAAATTCATTGGAAATATGTTGGAATGGATTTAGGGATGTCTGGTTTGATGACCTCGGCCCTCAAGACTGGACCAAAGCCGCAGAAGCATTTAAAAAAGGGGTAAATGCATCAATTCAGTTGAGAGCCTATGAAATCACGAACGCATTAGGGGCAAAAGAGCAGAAAAACTTATTGACTCAATTAATAACGCTTAGAGATGCGCATATTGAGGAAATGATCGGGAGAATGAGACAGAGCCCAGAGGTGGACGAAACAATAAATAGGCAAAGAGAATTCGAGAAGGAATTACTGTCTGATCTAGATAAAGAGGAGCTAGACGAATAAGCGATGGCAATATCGAAAGGGAAAAAAGGTTGGCTTGTCGATATACAGCCAGGGGGACGAGGCGCAAAACGCCTACGTAAGACCTTTCGGACTCAGGCAGAGGCTAAGAATTGGGAAATTTGGGTCAAATCAAACGCCAACAGTCAATCGGATTGGATGCCGGAGAAGAAGGATTTACGGAGGCTGGATGAACTAGCGGCTACTTGGTTTGACCATCACGGCAAAGAGTTACGAGCAGCAGAAGATACTTACAAGCGAATCAAAGCTGCTATCGCTGCGCTAAAAAATCCCGTTGCGAGCGAGTGTAGCTCGCAAATTTTTGCAGCGTATCGCGCAGAACGTCTAGGTACAGGCATCTCCTTAAGCACCGTAAACCGTGAGCATGCATACATGCGAGCGATGTTCAATGAGTTGATTCGGCTTGGAGTTTGGAAACGTGAAAATCCACTGAAAGATTTGCGCCAGTTCAAGGTGCAAGAGAATGAGCTGACTTATTTGACCAAGGAACAGATCACAGCACTGCTCCTTGAACTGAGGAAGTCCACTAATCCGCATGTTGATTTGGTGTCTCGGATTTGCCTTGCTACAGGCGCTCGTTGGAGCGAATCCGAGCAATTGCAGCCACAGCAGGTTCGACAGCGGCTGATCCAATTCGCCCGTACTAAGACCGGCAAGGCTAGAGCAGTGCCGATTAGCCAAGAAATACAAGACGAAATTTTTGAACACCACGCCCAGCATAAGAACATGGGCTCAATTTTTATGAGTTGTAGCGGAGCTTTTAGAGAGGCCGTTGACCGAGCCGAGATCCACTTACCACAGGGACAATTGACCCACGTTTTGCGGCATACCTTTGCTAGCCATTTCATGATTAATGGCGGCAATATCCTAGCCCTGCAACGAATCCTTGGACACCAGGATCTAAGAACAACAATGCGCTATGCGCATCTCGCACCCGATCATTTGGACACGGCCAGAACCTTGAACCCCTTAGCCTTCAATTCGGCGTCGACACTTGGTTGACACCCAGGCCTTAGACAACAAAAAAGCCACCGCATCGGGTGGCTTTAATGTCCTGATTTAACAGGGATATTTTGGTGCCCCCCCCGTGAGTCGAACACGGCACCAACGGATTATGAGTCCGCTGCTCTAACCAAGCATGAGCTAGAGGGGCAACAAGTCCGCAATTATTACATAAAGTCCGTGTTTATGCCTAGCGAAGCTGCGCGCAACGCAAGAGATGGGGGCGTCTGGGAAGCCAACCGTATTTGCTCGCGATTGGTAGCACCTTGTTGTTTATCCTTGGAGGACAATGGGTGCGTCTGAAATCCAGAGAATAATGATGAAAACACTGTTTTTAGCCCTGACCCTGACATCCATTCTTTCTGCCTGTGCTGTTCATACCCCCAGAGGTTCTGTCATTGTGGATCCAGATGGGCACGGCGGATATGGACAGCGCCACTGTCCACCCGGCCAGGCGAAAAAAGGCAATTGCTAAGCAAGCACTTCAGCCGGCATTTTTATTTGCGTTGATAGCGCTTGCTACCTGTGCTGGTTTCGCAATAGCGGCCCCCACGCGGGCCCGTGCAATAGGTGCCACTGGCACATGTGCAAGCGCTGTTTGACAGCAGCGTTTGTGGAGCCGATGGCGAACTTCGTCCTGTTGTACCGATGTACGCGGGGCAAGATCGTTTACTGCCGCTGGCAGAACCATCACGGCATACAAAAACCTCCCCCTCGCAATGGGAGATACCGCCTTTTTTGCCTGAACAGGGGGTATTTCGTGCCTGTGTATCGAGAGGTAGCAGTGCCATGATCAGGCACAGGAACAAGCATTTCATTTTTGTCTCACGCGCCAGGGACGAGCTTGAACCCCCGATGGTTTTGCCATAGAAAGAGCGTTGAAAATACATTTCTTTTTGTGCTCTGCTGTAATAGCTATTTTATTTTGGATGATGTCATGCGAATCGTAATGCTTTTCCCCGCTTTATTATTAGCCGCTTGTCAAACGATGGCGCCCACTGAGGCAGTTGGCAGCCAAGCATGGTTGGAACAGGTGGATCGCCAATTGGCTGTTTCAGATGGCCAAGGCCATGGTCCTGATTATGGCTCGCAGGAGTGGTGCAACGTGGTCCATTTTCGTTTGTACGGGAAAGCTTCTGTAGAGCCCGTACCTTGCGACCAGGCCTGGATGGAGAAGGTCGATCAGGAAATGAAAAAGCGTTAGGCCGCGCCACGCCGGGTAAGCCGCGCAGTCAGTGGCTTATGACCGGCGATAGTATTTCCGGTGTTCCACCATGGTGCCGATAATTTCAATGGCATGCTGGTCGCTGCGAATGGACGGGTAGTCTTCGTTCAGCGGCACCAGCTCAAAGATTTCTTGCCCGCCTTCATCAATGCACAGGAGGCGGTATTTCTTGAAAGTGGCTTCTTCTTCACTATTTTTGGCGACGACATAATCACCGGGGCGGGGCGTGAGCTCGCAATCAACAATAATTCGGTCGCCTTCCTTGAAGTCCGGCAACATGGAGTCGCCCTTGATCTGCAGAGCAAAAGAGCGCTCGGACAGGCACAGATCTGTCAGCAGATACTCTACCTCTTCAAACGTGAAGTTCTGGCCCGGGTCTCGAAAGACACCTGCCTGCACATAGTTGAGCAGGGGAATGCGCCGCTCGCCCATCATGGCGTTTTGCACGTTGGAGTCAAAATCACGCTTGGCACCATAGCCATAGCCTTGTTGATCCAGGCTATGTGCTTCCAGACCCACTTCTTTTTCTATGGCGCGCGCCACTCGTTCGCCAATGCTGCGCCCGCCGTTGTAGGTGGATGACAGGTACTGGGCCAACTGCGCCCGTGTGCGCCCAATAGAGCGCGCAAAGTCAGCCGCGTTGCCGTGAGCGCGGTCTTCAATTAGGCGTTGCAGGTTTCTGCGGCGAATCGAGTAAATATCCATATTCAACATTAAAACAAGAAAAAACTAAACATTGGTTTAGATATTTCTTTTCTTTACGTTTAGAACTATCTATACTCAACACATGAACGCTAAACACATCATCGAAGAAATGGGCGGTCGCCGAGCCGTACTGCGTATCACAGGCTTGAGCAAAGGCCGCATATCTCAATGGGAGAAGGCCGGTGTCATTCCTCGCGTTTGGCAACTGGTGTTCCATCACATGAACCCGGTGGTGCCTGCCCCAGCACCCAAAGAAAGTTCTAGAAATATCTAAGCATTCAAGATGGGGTTGGCTTGTAAGCCGAACCTGACAGATCGGCTGTGTCATGGGGTGACACAGTTCTTGTGCCCTTGGGGCATTGCCTATTAATCGGATGTTCTTGGCCTGTTGGGGTCAGGGGTCCTGCTGCGCGCCACATGTTTGCAAACAGATCTCAGGCGTGTGGCATTTCATTCCGGGATGCCATGAAAAAACATATTGAAAGCCACTGGCCGCAGGCGATGGAGTCGCCGCCCAAGCAGCTTGTGTCAGAACCAATCGCTGTACAGCCTTTGCCGTTGCTCAGGCAGGTCGTGCCGAAGGGCCAAGCCCTTGTCCGACTGGTTTATCGCCCGGGCATGCCGTTTTGTCACCCAGCCCGACAGAAACTGGGAGTGCAGCCTGTGTGGGCTTGGGCACAGCAGAACGTAAAACAGGATGGAGCGTGCCGATGAGCAATATGCCGTGGTTTCGTGCCTACACCGAGATGGTGGATGACGAGAAGTTGCGTCTACTGGCTTTTGAGGACAGATGGCACTACGTCGCCTTGCTGTGTCTGAAGGGGCAGGGCGTGCTCGACAGTGGGGACACCCTGATGCTGCGCAAGGTGGCCGTCAAGCTGGGTCTGGACCTGCGCACCTTGGATGATGTCGTGCGTCGTTTAAGCGAAGTGGGCTTGATCGACCCAGAGACTTTGCAGCCCTTGGCGTGGGACAAGCGTCAGATGAAATCTGACAGCAGCGCAGAGCGCGTGGCGCGCTTTCGGGCCAGAAAAAAGCAGGAACAGGACGGTAAGGAGGGCAGTAGCGCGCCCGTAACGTTACCGAAACGGCCAAGTAACGCGCTAGATAAAGAGACAGATAAAGAAGGAGAGACAGATACAGAAAAAGATAAAGAAAAAACAAATGCGCGGCGCAAGGCTCCGGCGCTGGAGTTCTCTGCCTGGCCTGCTGAACCCAGTGCAGAAGTGGTCGCGGATTATCTGCGTCATCGTCGCGAGATCAAAGCTCCCTTGACGCAAACTGCCTTGAATCGCCTGGGCGCCGAGGCCCACCGGGCGTTGGAGATGGGTTACAGCGTCGATGACTTTCTGGCCGAGTGCATGTTGCGTGGCTGGCGTGGGGGCAAAGCCAGTTGGCTGGAAGGGCGTAATGAGTTCCGTGCAGGGCAAGCATCGGGTTTTGACCCCCTGGCCTATGTGAACCGTCATCGGCAACGCGAGGAGATAGACGATGTCATCGATGTCTGATTTTTCTAATCCCTGGCTGCTGCGTCACACCAAGCTGGAAGGCATCAGCCTGATGGACCATTTGTACAACCGGCTCAATGGCATTTATCCCAACAAATTCCGCTCCAACTTCCGCGACAAGCAAGCCATTGAAGACTGGAAGCAAGCCTGGGCCGAGGCCTTTGATGAAGAGGGCGTCTCGCCCACGGATGTGGCAATGGGCATCAAGAATTGTCGCCGCATGTTCGATTGGCCACCCAGCTTGCCGGAGTTCTTGCGGGCCTGCCGTCCTCAACTGGAACCAGAGACTGCCTTTTTCCAGGCCGTGCGTGGCATGCAGGCACGGGTGCGAGGAGAAATGGGCGAGTGGTCGCACCCGGCGATCTATTACGCGGCAATCAGTATCGGGCAGTTTGATTTGCTGAATCAGGCTTACACGCAGCTGGAGCAGCGTTGGCACAAAGTTCTGGGCGATCAACTGGCCAAAGGGCAATGGCCAGAAATCCCGTCGCCCCGATTGGCTTTGTCTTCACCACAAGACAGAGAGCAAGGCCGTCGGGAAGGGCAGCGACGCGTACGCGATCTGGCCCAGGTCATTTCAGGCGACAACAACAAGGACCCGCGAGTCTGGGCGAACCGGATCTTGGCGCACCCCCAAGAGCGTTCTCTGGCGGTGCTGAAAATGGCTAAAGCCGCCTTGGGCAAGGAGTGAGTTATGGATCTGACAACACCGCTTCATCAAAAAGTGCGTAGGCCTATCACTGGAACACCGGCCCATCGCTACAAGGAGCTACGGGTTTTGCAGCAGCGCGGCCAGATCAGGCAATTGGTACAGCAACCATCCTGGAGCCTGGTGCCTCGGTTTTTCAGCCACCTGGTGCCTGCCAGCAGGATTTGCTACATCGCGGACTTTGCCTACACGGATAACAGGAGCGGCCGTCGCATTGTGGAGGTAGGCCGCCATACACACAGCCTATTTCAAGGTATCAAACGTGTCTTGCTGACCTGGATGCACGGCATCACCGTCCAGCGTGCCTGAAGGAGGAGTACACATGGCAATCAAAGCAGAAAACAAACAGGGTCTAAGCGGCGATGATCTGCTCTGGAACTGGGCCCGCTGGTGCTGGTCCGGGCAGACCGTGGGCAATATGGAGCGCTACGTTCCCTGGCAAGAGGACTTTCGGCCCATACACCAGGATCATGCCTTGGCGGTGGATGCCTTGTACCAGCGCCTGCCGCACTATCAAGCCATGGTCATACAGGCCGAGTACCCACGCAAGAATGCCCAGTACGGCCATCTGACCGCCAGCGAACGTCAGGCCACAGCCCGTTTGTGGATCAAAAAGGTGACTGGTGCGGTCCTTCGGGATGAAGACTACCGCCGCCATTTGATGGATTTCAGAATCACAGTCGAGAAGGAGATTTTGCGGTGAAGTATGCAGCCGAAGTCATAGACCTGTTAGCGGCCTATCCGGGACGAGAGTTCCGCATGATTCAGATTGTGCGGCATGTCAGCAAAGGCATGGATCTGTCCACTGCACAACGCAACGCCATGCGCGAAGGCGTTAAGCGCGTGCTGGTGCAACTGCAGGATTCAGGCCAGGTGGACAAGATCAAAGAGGGTGAAACCTCTGCCTTTTACGCGTGGCGTTGCAGTCTGCAACATGGCCCGCTATGAATCTGCAAGCACAATTGCAATAATGGGCGTGCAAAGTTGCGTCCAATGCAAACGAAACAACCCCGAGCAAGAAATTGCGGCGGGGTTTTTTTATGCCTGGTCACAGCAACCTATAGTCGTCGATTCGCCATCGGGAAGATGGCCAGGACCGTTCAGGAGAACTACACAAGATGAACTTTGAACAGATCAGTAACGCCATTATTGATCGAATGGCGGCATTGACCGGGATTGCTCAGGAGTGCATCGAGTACCCCAATGCTCACGCGGCCTTTATCCCGCCGGATACGGGTGTCTGGTGCCGTTTGCTGATCAAGAATACCGACTCGGAAATGTCGGGCATGGGTGCGAAACCCTACACCCGCAAATCCGGCGAGATTCTGATCGAGTGCTTTGATCGTTTGGGTCAGGGGCGTCAGGAACTGGATCGCCTGAGCGATGCCCTGGATGAACACTTTTCCTTTTGGTCTGAGGGGGCGTTGGAATGCCTGGGCCTAAGCCAGGTCGATGTAGCGGCGGATGACCCGCAAAAACGGCCACAACGAGAAGAGTTCTACCAGATCAACCTGACCGTCCCGTTCCGGGCTGGTTAATTTTTTACCTGTTTTTTGTGCCGACCTCGCGTCGGTTTTTTTTTGCCTGCATACAGGAGAGATGCATTATGAGTTCTGGCGCTAAAGTTACTAGCTACCTGGTTAAAGAAACCGTTCCCGGTGTGACTCCCGGTTCGGGCTGGCAGACGCTGCGCGTCACCGGCAACACACTGACTCCTACCCTGAACAAAGAGGAGTCCGAAGAAATCACCGATTCGCGCATTGGTCAGGGTTCGATCGTGACCAGTATTGATATTGGTGGTGACATCACGGGCGAACTGTCCTACGGCACTTTTGACGAGCTGCTGGCGGCCGCCTTCTACGGCGAGTGGAAAGAAAACAAGCTGAGCGTGGGCGAGACCCGCAGCACCTTCAGCGTGGCCAAAGCCTATCGTGACGTGGATGTCTACGCTCTGTTCAAGGGTGCACATGTCAGCACCTTTGCTCTGGAAGTGCCCGAGGAAGGCAAAGCCACCGTGACCTTCACGATGTCTTGCCTGGATTACGAAGACAAGGAAACTCCCTTTGCCACCGATCCGGCTGAACCCAGCCAAACCCCTTTCATGTCCTCGATCAGCGTGGGCGATGTGAAGGCCAATGGCGTGTCTCTGGCTGGCCAGGCTTGCGTGTCGGGCCTGACCCTGAACATTGACAACCAACTGCAGACCCAACGCTGCTTTGGTGCCGAGCGTTTGGGCCCCGGCGCCCTGATCGAGACCGCAGCCGCCATCACCGGCACGGTGACTCTGGCTTGGTCCCAGAAGGCGTGGGAGCTGTGGAAGAATCAGTTCAAACGCACCCCGATCGCCATTTCCTTCCCGATCACCGACACCCTGGGCAACAAATACGAGATCGATCTGCCCGCCATTGAAGTTGATGGTGATCTGCCTAACGGTGCCAAGGGCGACATTCTGAAAGTGGAGCTGAACTTCACCGTGGCCAAGCAAACCCCCGTGCTGACTCGTAGCCCAGTTGCTGCGCCTGCACCTTAAGGAGCGATGGCATGGCTTTGAAGATTAAGCGCCTGGAGTCGGTTCTGAGTCAGGAGCGGTGGGAGGATTACACCGATGACGTGTCCTTCAAACTGACCCGACTGGATACCGAGGCCTATCAAATTGCTCTGGAGCGAGTGCGACGTTTGATTGCCCGTGAAGATGCGGGCCAATCCCTGAGTTCCATTCAGGTGTCCGAGAGTGATGTCCGTGAGCATGACATTCAATGTCAATTGCTGGGTCGTTACATTATTCGGGATTGGAAAGGTCAGATTCAGGACGAGACCGGTCGTCAGGTTCCTTATTCGCCAGAGAATGCGGCGGCTTTGCTGTCTGGCGATAGCGATCTTTTTACCTGGGTTCTGTTGCACGCGGCTCAGTTGGCTAAAGAGGCTCAAGAGGAGGTCAAGGAAACAGTGGAAAAGTCCTCGCCCGGTTCCAGTGGGAAAAAGAGTGGGCCGGGCCAAGCCAAAAGCGCAAGCTGATCTATGCGGAGCTGGGGACAGCCGTGCCGCCAGAGGCTCCCTCTGATCCGATTACTGACCACATCATCATGACTTATCACGCGGCCAGCCGTTGTCGATCTGTCGTGATGGGGATGAGTGGTGTCTTTCCCTTGCCATTGAGTACGGCCGATATTTCGGCCGTGGTCGGTGCTTACGGGACACCCTTGTCTCGTGCCGAGCTGGATGCTGCGGTATTGGCGATTGATGGCATGGAGCGTCAGAAGTCCTAAGTTTGGCTTGTTATCTGGGCAGTCGAGCGGCTTGTGTAAGGCTGCTCGACTGCCCGATGTTCTGTTCAGGCGATGAGGAGAACAAGAACGAGTGATTGCTTCACATAGTTAGTGTTGATGGCCCCGCCTGGGTTGGCGGGGCCTTTTTGTAGGCGAGAGATGCAGCGCAGACAAGCCTATTTTCTATAGTCATGGAACCCAAAAATATGAAACAGCAGATCGCGGATCTGGAAAAGGCAATGAAGGCGCTTGATAAAGCGGGCCTGCGTCTTTCAGTGACGACTGTCAAAGCTGGCAACGCACTTGCTGATGCAGGGAACCAGTTTGCCCTGGCTGGGAAAAAGGCCAAAGCCAGTGCGCAAGCTATTGATCAGTTTATTCAGGCTTTGGATAAGGCCCTGCCCAAACGCCCTGTGGCGTCTCAGCCACCCATTGTGGTGGTGAATACAGTTGCCCCCCCTGTAGCAGCTCTTAGCCGACCTGTGAATGCACCCTCTACGGCTCCTGCTCCTGCTCCTGCTCCAGCCAGCACAGCGCCCAAGAAGGCTTCTTCTGGCAGCTCCAGCAAGAGTGATGAGGACAAAGGATGGAATGCAGGTCGTAAGGCGGCGATTGCCAAATACATCGAGGCAGCCTCTGATATGGCGACTCCGATGGAAAGCATTATGACCAATGCCTTTAGCAATCTGGAAAAAGGCCTGTTTGACTTCGTCAAGACAGGCAAATTCAACTGGAATGCCTTACTGGTTGGTGTAGCGGATGAGGCGCTGCGCATGTTGATCAAGGCCGGTATTGGAGCCGTGCTGGAGACGATCAGCGGGCCGAAGAAAAAAGAAGATGATGCTGCCGCCAAAGCCACCAAAGCAGTTAGGGATAAAGCGGAGCAGATACCTGCTGCAGCAGCGCAGGACTGTGTGCCTTGTTGCTGCACCGGTGGCAATCCTCTTGCTCCCATGCCGGATCCAGGTACGAATTTGTATGGCTTGCCTGTACCTGGCCTGACCCGGTTTGCGAATCCGAATGAAGACATAAATGCCCCCATGTTCGGCACCCGCTTGCCGGGCTATGGCAGCTATCCAGCCATGCCAGGAACCCCGACTCCCGGGTTTGGTACGTATTCCAATATGTTTGGTTCGCGCCTGCCCGGGTTTGGGGCAGACCCTTTCTCTTTGGATGGGCATGTGCCTGGTTTTGGGGGGATGGGTGGCCCCGGTCCGACCTACGGCGGAAGTGGCTCATTCTTTGGACCACAGCCGGGGGCTTCACTTGGAGGTGGTGGGTCTTCGGATGCTGCAGGTACCTCTTTCTTTACCGATGAACTGCGCAAGTTTTCGGAGACGGCAATTGATGTGTCCGCGCTGACGCAGCAAGTGTTTGAGACCGCTTTTGAGAATATTGAACAAACCCTGTTCAATTTTGTGAAAACAGGTGAGCTGGATCTACGTGGCCTGTTTGTCGGGATTAGCGATGAGGTCTTGAAGATGTTGATCAAGATCGGTGTACGAATGGCGGTCAATGCGATGTTGGGTGAAACCATAGGTGCAACAACTACCGCGACCAGCACCGCTCAAGCCGCCACTATTGCGGGGGCTTGGAGTGCGCCAGCCAGTTTGGTTTCTTTGGCTACTCAAGGTGCTAATGCTGTCCCGGCATCTTTAGGAATAGCAAATACGTTTGCTTTGACGAATCTTATGGGTGTTGCTCATAAAGGTATCGATCGTGTGCCGTATGAGGGAACCTGGTTGCTGGATAAAGGTGAGCGTGTGTTGAGCGCCCGTCAGAACTCGGATCTGACGGATTACCTGCAGGACGCCGGTAGTGACTCAGGACAGGCTGGGGCCCAAGGATTCCAGATTAATGTGGCAGTCAATATGTCGCAAGGCGATGGCCAGACGCAGGTGGATGGCGACGATATGCAGGGCCGGCAGTTGGGGACGCTGATTGCTGCTCAAGTGCAGCAGACTTTGTCGCGTGAAATGCGACAAGGCGGCTTGTTATGGAATCAACGCAATGGATATTCACGATGATGGAAACATTTATTTGGCTGCCTGAGCAAAAGGCAATTTCTGAAGAGGTTCAGTACCGTGTGCTCTCCGCTCGTTTTGGCGACGGGTATGAGCAAAGCGCAGGTGCTGGTCTGAACCCGCGACGGTCTGGCTGGTCTTTGATGTTTGTTGGTACCGAGGAGAAGATGAAGCCTATTCAGGAGTTCCTGGACCGCCATGGTGAGGGGCGCGCTTTTCTTTGGACTCCACCAGGTTGGAGTGAGGCTATGGTGGCGCAGTGTCGCGGTTATACCAAAAATCATAGAGGTGGCCCTGTTTGGCAACTGTCACTCAGTTTTGAACAAGGATTTCGACCATGAGCATAACGGCAGATATTCAAAAACTGGAACCAGGTGCCATTGTTGAAGTGTTTGAGCTGGATGCGGAGGAAATCGGTGCTGGTACCTTACGTTTTCATGGCTATCCGCAAGAAACTCCGGTTTGGTGGCAGGGAGAGCGCTACGAGCCCTGGGCCATTCAAGCCAGCGGTTTTCAACGTACGGGAGAGGGGCGTCAGCCAACGCCCAGTATTCAGGTAGGCAATATTGGTGTGGATGAGAATGGTAAGAAAATCCCGGGTGTGATTTCTGCTATGTGTCGCTTGTATGGTGACTTGGTCGGTACACGATTTATCCGCCACCGTACCCTGGTCAAGTATCTGGATGCGGCCAACTTCCCTGAAGGTAACCCGACCGCAGACCCGACCCAGGCGTTCCCGCTGGAGGTCTGGTTGATTGAGCAGCGTGTTGCCAGCAATGCTCAGTTTGTGGAGTTTGAGCTATCCAGTCCTTTGGACTTTCAGGGGCAGCAATTGCCAGGGCGCCAAATCATGACGTATTGCTCCTGGACGCGTGTGGGCGGCTACCGTGGCCCGTATTGTGGCTATACCGGTTCGGCCATGTTCGACAAGAATGATCAACCCGTACAGGATCCGGCCCTGGATCGTTGCCCCGGTTTTGTACGCAGTTGCCAGTTGCGCTGGGCCAGTGTCCAGAATTGTCGGCCAGAGCAAGCCGAGATCTCTTTTGGTGGTGAACCCGCTGCTGACCGAGTGCGATAAGGATGAGCTTGGCCCGTCGTACTTGTCCTCTGTTAAGCAATAGTTGGCTGCTGGAGGGTGGGTACTGTGGGCTGACCTTCAACTGATAGACGAGCCAGGTTGTGGTGTTCGGGGTTTTTTGATTTTAGTAAAGCGTTGGACGACCGCCATGGGCGGTTTTTTTTATGGGTGTCGTATGAATAAAAAAACCATAGAAGCGATTAATGCGCACGCCTTGGCCGAGTATCCACGCGAAGCAGTGGGCTTTGTGGTGGCCAAGGGGCGCAAGGAAATGTATGTGCCAGGAGTGAATGTGGCCGCTGAGCCTGAAGACTACTTCGCCACCCGTCCGCAAGACTGGGTACAGGCCCAGGAGCAGGGTGAGTTGATTGCCTTTGTGCATTCGCATCCGAACATGCCCGCGGTGCCCAGTCAGGCTGATCGGGTGGCATGCGAGGCAATGGCCGAGCACGTCAAACCTCTGGAGTGGCTGATTGTGTCGGTGATGCCTGGCGATGATGGTCCCCAGATTGAGGGCATGGAGTCTTTTTGTCCCGAGGGTTATCAGGCTCCCTTGATCGGCCGTCAGTTCTATCACGGTGTGCTCGATTGCTACACCTTAGTACAGGATTTTTATCGCCGGGAAAGGGCAATCGCTCTGCCAGACTTTGAGCGTGAGGATGGCTGGTGGGAGGGTGGGGACGAATTGTATTTGGATAACTTTGCAAAAGCGGGTTTTGTTGAGATCGAAGACGGCCCTAAAACTGGCGATGTGATCTTGATGCAGCTGCGTAGTGAGCGGGTCAACCATGCAGGGATTTATCTCGGGGCTGAGCCCTTGGCAGAAGCTTCTTATCTGCATCCGGTACCCGATGCCATGTTGCACCATGCCTACGGCTACTTGTCAGAGCGCGTGCCTTACGGCGGTTATTGGGCGCAGATTACCCGCAAGATTATTCGACATAAGGAGTTGTTGTGATGATGACAGCATCAATGGATCAAGAACTGCGAACCATACGGCTGTATGGCAAGCTTGGCAGCCGTTTTGGACGGGTGCATCGTTTGGCCGTCAATTCCCTGGCCGAGGCCGTAAGGGCCTTGTGTGTGCTGTTGCCAGGATTTGAGCAGGAGTTGATGGGGGCGTGTGATCGAGGGATCGCTTATACCTGCTATTTGGGTCAAGATAACCTTGATGAGAAGCGATTTCACGCTCCTGCCGGAGATCAGGAAATTCGTATTGCGCCTGTTATTAAAGGAGCTAAGCGTGGCGGCCTCTTCCAAGTGGTGCTTGGCGCTGCATTGATTGGCCTAGCTTTTGTTGATTTTGGTTTTGCTGCAAGTACGGTTCTAGGCATGAAGTTGGCAGGGGCTGGTTTGTTGCTAGCAGGGATATTTCAAATGATTTCTCCTATGCAGCAAGGCCTGGGTACAGAAGACCGTCCAGAGAATAAGCCTTCCTACAACTTTAATGGACCAGTCAATACAACGGCGCAAGGTAACGCTATTCCACTTGGTTATGGACGAAAGATTGTCGGTAGCGCTGTCGTGTCTGCCGGGATTTACTCAGAGGATCAGATGTGATGCGACTTCCTGATTACAACATTGCGGCGCCTGAGGGCGCCGTTCCTGTTTCGGGTGGCTACAGCGTTAAAGGCCACAAGGGTGGTAAAGGAGGGGGGGGCTCCACACGAACACCGGTTGAAGATGCCGATAACCTGCATAGCATTGCTTACGCCTCTATTGTTGACCTGATCAGTGCGGGCCCAATTCATGGCTTTGCGCATGAAAATAGCCCGCTACGTTCTGTATACCTGGATAACACGCCGATTCAAAATGAGGATGGCAGCTTGAATTTCCAGGATGTTCAAATGGAGTTTCGAGCTGGGACGCAAGACCAAAGCTATATACCTGGTTTTCCAGCCGCTGAGTCTGCTACGGCTGTGAATGTGGAGTTGCGTTCTGATCAGCCGTTTACACGCGCCATCCAGAATATTCATATTTCTGGTTTACGAGTGGGATTGTCGGTGCGTGGTCTCAAACAGCAATCCAAGAAAACAGGCGATATCACAGGGTATCGAGTTGAATATGTGATTGAGCTGTCTACAGACAATTCGGCTTTTGTTGAAGTGTTGCGGGCATCCTTTGATGGCAAGACTACTCAACAGTACTCGCGCAGCCATCGTATTGATTTACCCCGTGCAACGACAGGCTGGTCAGTCCGTGTGCGTAGGCTGACCTCTAATGCCAGTAACTCGACCATTAGCGATACGACTTATATAGACTCGATTACCGAGGTGACTGATGCCAAGCTTCGTCGCCCCATGTCAGCATGCATAGGTCTACGAGTTAATGCCAAGCAGTTTCAAAGTATTCCGTCTCGTGCATTTGATCTGTATCTGCGTGTTGTCCGTGTTCCTAGCAACTACGATGCCTGGACTCATACCTATAGTGGTAGCTGGGATGGTACGTTCAAAATGTCCTGGACGGACAATCCTGCCTGGGTTTTTTATGACCTGGCGACTAATGCATGCGACGGTTTAGGGCGCTTGTTGCCAGCCTCCTGGTTGGATAAATGGGCCTTGTATCAGATTGCTCAGTATTGTGATGAGCAAGTTCCCGATGGTAAAGGAGGTACTGAACCACGCTTCTCTTGCAACGTGTATTTGCAGGATAAGGCTGAGGCTTGGAGAGTGTTGCAGGATCTGGCCTCTGTTTTTCGAGGCATTGCCTATTATGCTCAGGGAACTGTGTTGGCCGTGGCTGACATGCCGCGCGATTCCGTATACACCTACTCCAATGCCAATGTTGTGGATGGCATCTTTAATTATGCAGGGTCCAGTCTCGCAACCCGTTATACCGTTGCCCTTGTGTCCTGGAATGATGAAACGGACATGGGCAGAGCCAAGGTTGAAGTGCTTGAAGACCCTGACGGCATTGCACGTTACGGTGTTCGACAACTGGAGCTGACTGCTTTTGGGTGTACCTCCCAGGGGCAGGCACAGCGCATGGGGCGAAGTGCCTTGTTTACCTCCCGGATGGAAACTGAAACGGTTACTTTCGGCGTTGGTTTGTCGGGGACACTCGCACAGCCTGGGCAAATTATTGAGATTGCGGATGCTCATTTGGCTGGGCGTCGTATTGGTGGTTTGGTACGGTCTGCCACAAAATCGGAAGTCGTGCTGGATGCCACAGTGAAGGTTGCTGCTGGAGATCGTCTGACTGTTGTGTTGCCAGATGGTGTGTCGCAGTCACGTCCCATTGTGATTTCCTCGCAAGAGGCTACTGAAACCCAAACTGTCCAAGTTGACCCGCCCTTTAGTCTGGAGCCAGAACCAGAAGCGGCATGGGCTATTAGTGCAGCCGATCTGTCGACCCAGAAGTATCGGGTTATCAGTGTTGCCGAAGACGGTGATCTTAAGTACACCATCCATGCTGTCCAGTATGTGGATGGAAAACATGCCGCGATCGACTATGAAACTCGTGTGGAAACTGCACCGGTTAGCGTTGTTCCGCCGCCTGTTCAGAGCATTCCGGGCAATGTTTCAATCACTTCGTATCATGTTATTGATCAGGGTCAGGCCCGACATAATGCGGTGATTTCCTGGGACGCTGTTCCTAATGCTGTTGCCTATGAAGTGCAGTGGCGTCGGGATAATTCCGAGAGGGTTGTTGTACCGCGTACAGGTTCCACCAGTGTTGAAATCCCTGGTATCTATGCAGGTGCGTATCGTGCGCGTGTACGTGCAATTAACGTCCTGGATGTGTCCAGCCTGTGGGGCAATTCAGATCTGATAGAGCTGTCTGGCAAGCTGTCGGCGCCTTTGCCTGTAACAGATCTGAGGACTGGCTCCATTCCTTGGGGTATACAAGTTAAATGGAGTTTTCCGGCCGATCCGAACATCATTGAGCGCACCGAGATCAGGTATAGCTCGACACAAAGCTTTGCAGATTCGCTGAGTGCCGGTGGTTTTGCGTATCCGACAGACTCATTCGAGCAAACAGGTTTGGCGGTGACGGCGCAGCATTTCTTTTGGGCACGCCTGATCGACAAAAACGGTACTCAAGGACCGTGGTTCCCGGCAGAGTCAGAGCCTGGTATCCGGGGTGTGCCTTCTGTATTAGCCAGTGACTATAACGAGTTGATCACCCCGTCCATCGTTGAGGGCGGCTTGGGCGAGCTGCTGATGGGCGACATCCGCGACATTCCCAAAATCCGCGATTCCGTGGGAGATCTGACTCTTGAGCTCGGTGAACTGAATCAACGGGTTGATGAGGTCAATGGCCAAGTACAAGAGCTGCTTCTTGCTGATAAATGGGATTCGAAAAAAGCCTATGCAGCAGGTTCAGTTGTCTTTGCCAATGACAAGATGTACCGCGCTAAAAAGGCTGTACCGGCAGGCAAGAAGATAACGGATGCGGCGTATTGGGTGTTGATCGGAGACTTCGCCTCGATCACTGATGGTCTTGCTGCTCTGGCGGTCCAGTCGCAGGAGACGATCAGCCGGGTGGAGAGTGCAGAAGGCCGGATCCAGGTTAATGCTCAGCAGATCAATACGGTTGCAGGCCAGGTGGAGGATCCGGCAACGGGCCTTGGTGCATTGGGTTCCTCCGTGCAATCCATGCGTACCCAGGTCGAGCAGTTGGAGGGCGGCCTGCGCTCCTTGTCTGACTCCACCACGGCGCTATCTAGCAAGGTCGATGGTCTGGATGCAGCGCAGCGTGGTTTGGCGACGGCCGTTAATTCTTTGGGTACACGTGTGACGGCGGCTGAGGGCAAGCTTGATGCACAAGCAAGCAGCATCACGCAGTTGACGACCAGCGTGAACAGCGCCGATGCCAAAGCCGTTGCGGCGCAAGATGCGGCAGCGGCTGCCGCCACTGTCGCTGGGGCGAAAGGGGAGGTGATCTTTGCAACAGCAGCTCCTCCGGCTGCCAAGCGCCTGGCTCAAAATCTTTGGATCGACACTAAAAACAATGCCAATACCCCCAAGCGCTGGAATGGCAGTGCCTGGGTGGCTGTAACGGATAAAGCAGCAACGGACGCGGCAGCCGCTGCGGTGGCTGCAAAAGCTGCAGCAGATGCGGCGCAAGCCACCGCGAATCAGAAAGCGGATGCGACCGCCGTTAACGCGCTGACCACGCGTGTTGAACAAGCTGAGGGGAGCATTTCGGGCCAAAGCCAGAGCATCACTCAGTTAGAAGCAGAGCTTGGTGCGTTGTCGGCACCGTCAGGTAATCTGCTTCTCGATTCAAATGTGGAGCTGGTGCGGTCCACGCCGGTATATCTGTTTGGTCGTTACGACTTGGTGGAGGATTTTGAGTCAGGGCAGGACTATACCCTTATTGTCTGCTACACCCACAAACCAGCCAGTGGTGACACAACGTCTGCTATCGGCATTTGGGTGGGAGGCAGTTCACAGAAGGTTGGGGAGCTGGACAAGGACGTCACTCGCAGTGTGCAAGTGGTGGAGTTTAGAAAGAGTACGGCTAATCCCTCGCCCAAAGAGCTGCGTTTCTATTACGTTCCCTCGCCCGGCACCCATGCAGGCGAGGCTGTCATTCATTGGGCCACGCTGTATAAGGGTTCGGTTATTCCGGCCATGGAGTGGCAGCCGAGCCTGGCCAATTTGCAGACACAAGCCCAGGCTAATGCCAGCGCGGTTGCCGGACTGTCAACGAAGGTGACCCAGCAGGGCAATACGATCAACTCGCAGGGTGAGAGCCTGACTGCATTGCAAAATGAGGTTCGAGATCCCAATACGGGCCTAGCAGCAACTGCTGGTGCCCTGAACGATACTAAGACACGCGTGTCAGACGTGGAGGGCAAGCAGGAGGCAATGTCCAGTCATCAACTGGTGCTCAATGCTGAAATCAAGCGCCAACAAGCGGGTGAAGATGCCTACCTTGAAAGCGTGTTGAATCAGTACCAGACAAACGTGGGGCTGACACAGGCGCGTGCCGCATTGTCCGAGTTTAGTAACGTGCAGGCCGAGGAGAACCGGGCATTGGCTGAGTCCATCCGCATCGTCCAGGCAGAACTGGGTGGGGTGGCTGGGCAGGCAAGCGCGGCATCAGCCGCTGTCCAGGAAACGCTGCAGGCGCTTGTAGAGCTGGAGGGCGAGTTCACGAAAGTATCGGCAGCGTGGGGGATTAAACTACAAGCTAACGCCAATGGCGTGCGGTATGTCGCAGGTGTCGGCCTGGACCTGACCAACGAGTCTGGCGTGATGCAGTCTACGTTTGCTGTGCTGGCTGACCGCTTTGCCGTCATGCACGCGACTAATGGTGATCCGGTTACGGTGTTTTCGGTGCAGGGTGGGGCCAGCATTCTGAATACGGCGCTGATTGGCTTTGCTTCGATCACGGAAGCTAAGATTGCTAATGCGGCTATCTCGCGAGCCAAGATCCAGGACGCTGCAATCAATGCCGCCAAGATCGAGGATGCGGCGATTACCAGCGCAAAGATTAAAAATGCCGCCATTAAAACCGCCCACATTGGGCATGCGGAGGTCGATACGTTACGGCTCGCGGGCAATGCGGTAACGCTACACGCATCTCGTACAGGTTCTGGTAGTGTGACAATCAGCACACCCTATGGCGGTATAGCCAATATCATGGTGTTCTATAACGGCACTGCTTCGTCGTCAATTGTTCGGAATAACAAGATTGTTATTCGTGTGAACGGATGGATACTGGCCCAGTTTCCCGCTTTGCATATCTACTCGAACAACTCTTATCTGCCCAACATTGAGAACTCTATCTCAAAGGTAGTGAGCACTGAGCTGAATGCTGGGAATAACACCATAGACGTGTGGGCCACAGACGTTAGCTGGAGACCAGGTATCGACCCAACCCCACCACCGCTGCTTTCCGCCGTGGATACGGTCGTACTGTTTAATATGAGGTGAATATATGCGACCAAAACATAAATCCGTGACACTGTTTATGCCGGGCACAGGCCGGTTTGACGGGGTAATTGAGGGGCACCTAGATTATGTTCTGGCCCCTACTGTCGCTGCCTGGACGGGGGGAGTCGCTCCGGGCGCGCTTGATGATTCCTGGTGGTTCTACGGTGGACAGGCACGTCAACGTCCGGCCTGCCCGGTCGTGGCAGAGGGCCTGGTGCTGCGCGGAGTTCGCCCCGGCAGCGTCATCACGCTGGAGGAGCAGCAGTACGAATGCACAGAGGGCGGGGATGTGGAGCTGTCGTTCCAATACCCCGGCACGTACGAAATCACGGTCACGCGTTGGCCTTATTTAGAAGGGAGGTATGTCGTTGAAAATCCACCACCAGCCGAATAACCACGCAGAACGCCGGCAACGGGAGTATCCGGATATCGGGGATCAGCTCGATGCAGTTTACAAGCTGGCCCGGCATTTGCAGGAGCAAGGCCAGCAACTACCGCCAGATGTTGATAAATGGGTGGCTCAATGCCGAGCCGTCAAAGAGAAATATCCAGCCGCTTAAGAAGCGGCTTTTTTTATGGGTGTTCAATGAGTATTCACAAATCCATCGCGCAGGTTTTCGAGAACAACATGGGTAATCGCCTCACGCCAGAGTTGGCTGGCGGCATGATTCGTAGCCTGATCGACATTCTCGCCACGGGTGTACAGCAGGCCGGCGATTCTCAGCAGCAGACCGAGGCGGCATCTGAGGCCCAGCTTCAGCAGGAGGGCGGCAATGGCGTGGTATGACGCAGGGACAGTCAAGGTCACTGTAAACAGCGCAACAGTGACGGGTACTGGAACCAAGTGGTTGGCCGGTGCCCGGCAGGGTGAGGCCTTTGTGGCGCCTGATGGCCGATTGTATGAGGTGTTGAACATTGCCTCTGATACCTCCCTGACGCTGACGAAACCCTATCGTGGTGCGACGGCTACGGGCCAGCCTTATGCTTTGGCCCCCATGCAAGGGTATGTCAAGGAGCTGGCAGATCGTGCAGCAGAATTACTGCCTGCACTTTCGGACATAGGGACAGCCGCTAAGGGGACTCTGACGACATCGACGATAGACCCTATTACAGGGCGCGTGATGCGAAATGCTGATTGGGGATTTGGGGGAGCGAATGGCGTAGCTGCAGATCAGAATATCTTGAATAACACGGTCAATGGTATTTATCGATCGGGTTCTTCGGATGAAGGCAAGCCGGACAGACATACTGGCGGGGCCTATTTCAAGATGGGTTGGGGCTCAACATATTATGGCTTGCTGTATAACTCACCAATCACTGACAAATGGCATGTCCGCACAGTCAATAATGGAGCGGCAAATAGCTGGAAAGAGTTGGTGACGGTGGGAGCATATGGCCTTGGGTCTACGGGTGCTGGTGACGTGGCAAGTGGTGACGCCTTTCCAGGTGGAAGTCTAGATACAGCGAGCGTCGGGTCTGGCCTGTACTATGTTCCACCGGCAGAAGCTCAGGCAAGTGGTCTGCCAGACCGCGTGCTAAAGCAAGGTGTTGTTATGCACCGTCAGTCAGGTTCTGGTGGTGGGCAGATTTTCGTGTCGTTCAACGGAGATATGGTTGTCCGAGGTCGCCGCTCTAACGGCTATAACGGCTGGCGAGAAGTGCTGACTGCTGGGTTGTATGGATTCGGCGGTGCCCAAGCCGTTCCTGAGTCTTGGGATGCGCAAAGAACTGGCTGGTACTACAAATCCGGCGCTAAGCCGGCCTGGGGTGGTGGGGCGTTTTTCCTAGATCTGGCCTACAACACAACCTACGTTAATTCCGGCTTGCGGATTTCGACTGATCCGTATACAGACAATTTCTATATGAACGGTGCGGTGTCTGGACAGAAAACGTATCGGGACGCCTGCAAGCTGGTTCATGACAAAAACATTGTAGGTGATGTGACTGTTGGGTCTGTCATAAGTCAGGGGTCTAACGTTTCTGGTCAATGGGTTAGATTCGCTGATGGCACTCAGATTTGCTACGGCAATCAAAATTTTCCCGGCAATGGATGGAATGCCAAGCCTTGGCATTATCCCTTGGCATTCATATCCAGACCTGCCGTTACTGTCAGTGGTGGAGGCGACAATGGCGGATTTGCGGTAGCGCCAATTTTGGAGATCCAAAATACAGGAGTGATCTTCAGAAAAGTGACCGGTTCAGTTGAGAACGATAACTGGGCCGACTTTTTTGTAATCGCTATTGGAAGATGGAAAGCATGACTTTTAAGGCTATGACAGTAGTGCCTAGTTCTAATAATTCCCGCACATGCGGGTTTTTTTTAGTGCTGATTGTTTGTAGCCAGGTGGCAAGCATACGATACATAGGAGGATAGCAATGGCTTGGTATACCGCCGGAACCGTCAAGGTCGCCGCAAACAATGCCACAGTGATCGGAACTGGGACAAAGTGGCTCTCTGGAGCGCGTCGGGGTGAGGCATTTGTGGCACCTGATGGGCAACTTTATGAAGTAAAGAACATTGCGTCAGACACGTCGTTGACGCTGACGCAGGTTTATCGAGGTGCGTCTGCTAGTGGTCAAGCCTATGCTCTGGCCCCCATGCAGGGCTACGTCAAAGAGTTGGCAGATCGGGTCGCTTCGCTGCTTTTGCTTTCCCAAACTGAATGGGAGTGGGATTCGGTTTTAAAAAAGACGGATCTGCAAGCCGCACCTAACGATCCGACAACCTGGAAAATCCTGACCAATGGTCGAGCATTTGGCTTGGGCAGTTTTGGGGCTGCAAACTCTTATGACCAGTGGCCCTCCGAGTCGCTTGACGATATGAATGTCCCGGCAGGGATGTATTACGTGAGCACTGCAATCACAAACAGGCCGACAACGGCACCTGGTGTTGTATGGCATCGCCAGACGGGTACGGTGGGTGCCCAGATTTATATGTCCTCAGATGGTGGTTTGGTTCACCGAGGACGCCGATCCGGAGCATATCGAGCCTGGTTGACCACTTTGAATGTAGGCGAGTTTGGATTGGGCGGTGCTACTACTACGCCATCCAATGGCAGGGACAGTTCCAATCCATTCGGCTGGTACTACCAAACGCGGGCAGTAACCTGGGGCGGTGGTTCGTTCTTCCTTGATATGCCCTATGGCAGCAATATGAATGCGGGGCTGCGCCTTTCTACTGATCCTTATAGCGATAATTTTTATTTGAATGGTGGGGTCTCGGGCAAGAGGCAGTACCGCCCAGCCTGCAAGCTGGTTCATGACAAGAATATTGTGGGTGACGTCGCAAAGGGCTCCGTTGTGCAGTCGGGGTCAAACTCGAATGGCAATTGGATACGGCTTGCTAACGGCACTCAAATTTGTCGAGGGCAAGTCACTTTTAGCGGTAATAGCTGGAAGCCCACCAGTCCGGTGATCGCTTACCCCATGGCATTTAATGCACCCCCTACGACGGTGATCCAGCCCTTGTCTGATGGCTCTGGATACTATGCCGTTCCTCAAATGGGGATGGGGTCTGGGTCGGGGAGTTTCTTTATTCGCGACACCCGCGGCATTGTGGATACCGGCACGAGTGCCGCCGTTGATTATGTAGCAATTGGAGTATGGAAATAATGAACATCATCATCAAACTATGCCCACAGGTCCCTGTGGGTACGGCCCAAAAGCTTAATCTTGAGCGTTTGGGCACCATCCTGAAAATTAATGAGCAAGAGCTTGACTTGTCTTTTCTGTCTCCTGGCGACGTCCTGCCAGCCGGCGCAATCGAGCATCCCTTGTTGAAGCAGGCCACGGTTACGCGTCATGCTGACAGCATCGAGATTGATGGTCTGCTTTTTCATATCGCAGCGGATCAAACAGCTCCGGCAGCGTGTTTTCCTGAACCGGTCGTGATTAGTGAGGATGGTCTGGTTGTATTACCCGAACAGTGCCCACCGCCAGTACCTGCTCCAGAACTGCCGCCTGAAACTGATTTTGAGACATATCCTGAGTCTGACATGAAGGAGGAAATCGATGCAGATCAACATTGATAGCCGCAAGGTCGTGACTGCAGCGGCTCAGCTGCAGATCTATAAGGAAAATAAGATGACAGCTTTATCGGCAGCTTGCCGGGCAGCTATCAAGGAGGGATTTGAGTCCACGGTCCTGGGGGAGCTGCACCGATATCCCAGCAATGAAACTGATCAACTGAACCTGGCGAGTAGCCTGGCTGATTCTTTGCTGCCTGGCCTTGCTGCTGATTGGTCCACACCGTTTTGGTGCGCGAACCAGGCCGACGATTGGGCTATGCGTATGCATACGGCGGAGCAGATTCAGCAGTTGGGGCGAGAGGCCAAGGCACGTATTGTGAGCCTGATGCAGCGCAATGCGCTGCTGGCCGAGCAAGTTCAGCAAGCAAGCAGTAAAGCCGAAGTGGATCAGTTTGAGTGGTCTGTGTAGTCCGCATCGCAGTTTCGTGAATGTTGTTGCCTCGGCCCGCTTGAGCGGGTTTTTTTATGTCTGCTGCATCCATAAAAAGGATGCAGCAGACAGGGCAAGTTTGATTAAGGAGAAGGGCCTGTGCTGAATAACGACGCCGCTCACCTACCCATAAGCACCGGTTCGGCCCTGCTTATTTATGGTTGGACCATGCAGGATTTTGTGCTGACTTTATGGGCGGCTTATGTGGTGATTTTGATCGTGACCAAGCTGCCCGAGTTCATTCGGGCGGCTGCGCGGATTGTGGGTGGGGTGCGGCAGGCCTGGCGCCAGCTCAAGGAGTGGAAGCATGGATCTGAAGACTAAGTGGGGGGCGGGGGTGATCTCGGCGGCGATTGCTCTGGTTGCCGCTTGGGAAGGGCGCTCTTTGATCGCCTATGTGGACCCGGTGGGTATCCCGACCATTTGCGACGGCTACACGCAAGGGGTCAAGCTGGGGGATGTGGCCAGCCCGGCACATTGTGACGCTTTGACCGAGCAGGAGGTGCGTCGTGCTTTGGCTGTGGTGGATCGCTCTGTGAGCTATCCCTTGCCCGACGAAGTCCGTGTGGCACTGAGCAGCTTTGTCTACAACGTGGGGGCCGGGGCGTTTGCCAATTCCACTTTGCTGCGCAAGCTACGGGTTCAGGATATAGCCGGAGCATGTCGGGAGCTAGACCGTTGGGTTTATGCCGGTGGCCGCAAACTGCGGGGGCTGGAGCGGCGGCGTCAGGCGGAGAGGCAGCTATGTCTATCAAGTCTGCTTTAGCAGGGGCTGCTGTTCTGGCAGCCCTTTTTTTATGGGTGGCGCTGTATGGCCAGGGGCAGTATCGCAAGGGCTATGAGCTGGCTCGCGCAGAGACCAGGGCGGCGCAGTTGCAGGCCGAAGTCCGTGCGCGCCTGATGGAACAACGATTACAAAAGGAGGTGGAGGATGTTCGAGTTACGTATCAAACACAGTTGGATGCGGCCCAGCGTGCTGCTGTGGCTGCTCGCGCCGATCTTGACGGCTTGCGCGGCAAGCTCGCCGCCGCCAATGATCGTGTCGCCGCTCAGGCTGCCCGAGCCGGACAAACGCTGGATGCAAACGCCCGAATTGCCAGCGAGCTGCGCCACGTGGTCGGCCTGTGCGCAGAACGATATACAGAAATGGCAAGCGTTGCTGACGGATACAGGAGCGCTTTAGGTGGTTTGCAGGGGTATGTATTTAATGTGCGGTAATGCTGGCTGTGTTTGATAGTTATCGGTTTGAGCGAAAGTATTGCCAAGCGATTGCTCCAGCACCTATTCCGATCAGGGATCCGATAAATGCTGCCTTAAGTCGACTTAACAATGCGTCTTCGTTAAGCATGTCGAGTGTGGGCACTCTTTGCATAGGGTCATATCTAAACCAAGGCCACCAGTAGTAAATCAATATAGCCAAAAAAATGAGGGCAATGACGCCAAAAACGCGTCCGTCCCAGAGGAGCGTATCTCTCAGTCCATTGACGATCAGTGTGGTAAAGAAGAGCCAGAGAAAGGCATAAAAGCCTACATTTAGCATGAGTGCCCAAGAGCTAAGCAT